TTCTCTACTTTCCCGGATTTTGGAATTCAATTGGACGATGCTTCTGTTATTTCCGGGACATTCCGTGATAGTACGGCTAATAGCGAGCCGACCATGCAGGATTCCTTGATGAATATAAAATCTTGTCTGTTGACTATAAATCCGATCGCTTACCTGACTAAGAACCGTATTGTGGTGAAGGATTTCGTATTGGAACAGCCGGAGATATATGCTTATGTAGATTCGGCCGGTGTTCCCAATTGGGATATACTCCGGATAGCGGCAGATACGACTACTGTAGATACAACGATGGCGGATACCACTACTTTCGATTCGGGAATACGTTTGCGGAATGTTAGAATCCGGAATGGAAGGCTTGTTTTCGATGACCGGAATACGCGTTTGTATACCCGATTGACCGGAATAAACCTTGGAGTAGATGGCTATCTGGGTAAACGCCGTTCTCGGCTGAAACTGGATTTTTCAACTGAAAACGTATTGTTTTGGCAAGAAGGACAGTTGCTGGTCAACCGTTTGGCTTTCGGAATAGAAACCGGTATGAAAATCAACCGGGATTCCTTATTATACACTTTGGAGAAAGCCGTAGTCGATGTAAACGGTATCCGTTTCGGAGCCGGAGGAACTTTAAGAGGAGATACCGTAAATCATACTTTACTGGTGAATTTAAAGTATGGAATACATATTCCGACATTAAAGACACTATTGGACTTGGTGCCCGATACTATTCTGCATAAGACTGAAAATGTGGAGGTGCGGGGAGATGTATTGTGCCAGGGAGAGATTAAAGGTATTTACGGTCAACAGAATATTCCCTTGCTGACTTCTGAATTTCGGATCAAAGATGGCTTTATCGCTTATCCCGGTATGCCTTCGAAAATCGATACCCTGAACGTAGATCTTTTTGCTTTGATCGATTTGCAGAAAGAACAGGAGTCTTATGTGAATTTGCGGAATTTCTGTATGAAAGGTGGAGGTATCGATATCGATATGGCGGGCGATGCCGAACGCTTGTTGACAGCACCTACCCTGAAAGCTGAAGTAAAGGCTTTGGTGAATTTTGAAGAATTGACAAAAATCTTTCCCTTGGCGGATGGAATTACTTGCCGGGGTACGCTGAATACTTCTTTAAAAACGGATGTCCTGGTCGAAGATGTCCGGAATGCTGATTATGGGAAATTGAGAATCGGCGGGTGGTGTCAAATGAAGGATGTGAATATTTTTATCCCCAAGGATAGTATCGTTATGAATGTTAAGTCGGCAGGACTGGTTTTTGCCGCTAACCGCAAGAATACGAAGTCTGTCCAGGGAACGGATTTATTGAACGGAGTGGTCGGTTATTCCGGATTGGATATCCATGTCCGCAATAAGGTACGTTTGTTGATGGATACGACTTATCTGGCGCTGAGAACTTCGCCATTGAAAGATACTTCTGTAGTGGCTTCCATGGGGGCTAACCTACATTTGGGACGGATGGTGTTTATCGTCCGTGATACTTTGCTGGTGGGGTTGAAACAGGCGAATGCTAAAGCTTCGCTGTTGCCCTCGAAGCGTAATAAAAAAGTTCCTCAGATCAATGCAGAACTGCAGGTGGATAGTTTGCGCTTGCGGGCTATGGGCAACCGTTTGAATTTTGCCAAGGCAGAGGTACAAGTCGAGGCTGTCCGGAGTAAACGTAATACGAAGATCTGGCTTCCGACAGGATACGTCGATTTTACCGGTCTAAGGGCTTATACGCCTTATTTTCCGGTGCGTATGCGGATGCCGGGTACCCGATTGAGATTCGACCGGAATGAAATTCAGCTGGATTCGGCCGTGCTGCATCTGGGGCGTTCGGATTTGCGGCTTACCGGAAATGTGACTAATCTGGCTAAGTCGTTTTTTAAGAAAGAAGAGCTGAAAGCTCAGTTGCTGGTTACTTCCGATAGAATAGATTGCAATCAGCTGATGCGGGCGATGGAAAGAGGAACGGCCTATATGGAGAAGGTGAAAGCCGGTTTCCGGGATACGATTTCTACAGAAGTGGACGATATGGATGAAGTTCCTGTTGTCAGTGATACTACTGCTTTGGAAGGAAGTAATTGCTTGTTTGTGGTTCCTCCTGGTATCGACTTTACTTTCCAGACCGATATAAAGAAAGTATTGTTTGGAAAATTGCAAATGGATAGTATTCATGGAGAAGTAGTTATGCGCAATCAATGCATCCAGCTATCGGATCTGGAATTACGTTCTTCGGCTGCCAATATGAGTACCACGGCTCTGTATCGGGCGACAGATACCACCAAGGCTTATGCCGGTTTTGCTTTGCAGATGCACGACATTCGGATCGATAGTCTGGTTGGACTGATCCCTTCTTTAGATACGCTTTTCCCTATGCTGAGGTCGTTCGAGGGACTGGTGGATTTTCACATTGCTGCAGATTCGTGGCTGGATTCTGCCATGAACATCGATTTGCCGACTCTAAGGGCTGCGGCTTATCTGGACGGCCGCGATCTGGTGCTGATGGATGGGGAGACTTTTGCTGAAATTTCGAAAATGCTGATGTTTAAGAATAAAAAGCGGAATATGATCGATAGTATTTCAGTAGATTTAATGGTGAAGGATGGGACGATCGAGATATTCCCTTTTCTGGTAGAAATCGACCGTTATAAGGCTGCTGTCGGGGGACAACACAATATCGATATGACTTTTAAATATCATATCTCTATCCTGAAATCACCTTTGCCTTTCCGGGCCGGTGTGGATATTTCAGGGAATCTCGATAAGATGAAGTTCCGCATTACGAAAGCGAAATACAAGGATCTTTTTATCCCTTCGCGAAAAGCTAAAGTCGATAGTACACAATTGAACCTCCGGCAACGAATGCGCACGATATTAAAAGAAGGAAAAGAATAGAAAAAATGTTCGATTAAATCAGTCGAAAATTTATAAAGTCCATAAAGTTTATAAAGTCAATGTTTTTATAAATCCTTCCATATCTTACCACAATAATAAGAAAGAGGGTGACTTATCTGTCATCTGACTTTTTAGTTACCCTCTTCGTTTTATATATAAAATTTACGAATCAAACCTACCGTTCAGTATATAAATTTCCCGAATTGACAGAGTAGACGATTTTGTAGTTTTATAAAAAAGAAAAACAGGCTGAATAAACATATTGTCTAACTGTCAGATAATTCTTATATTTGTGAATATGAACCAGATGATATTTTATGAAATCTATCAATGAATATATACAACTACTGGCAGTCTACATGCAAACCCATGCTTCTGTTTATCACATTAAACGCATGGGGATATTTGGGAGTGTTGCCAGGGGTGAACAGACTGAAAATAGTGACATTGATATTTGCTATGAAGGAGAGGCGCCTACGTTGTTTACATTAGTTCGTATCAAATATGAATTAGAAGCTTTATTGGGACGTCCGGTAGATTTGGTTCGTGTGCGTGAAAAAATGGATGAGGTATTAAAGCAAACCATTCAAGAGGAAGCTATTTATGTATGATGTAAAAGTTTTGCATTTGCTTGACAAAGTGATAGAATCTCTGGAAGTCATTCAGCAACGAACTGAAAATATTCATTGTACTAATGATTTTCTGGATTCTGCTACAGGAACTTTATTACTGGATGGAGTTTGTATGAAATTGATTGCTACTGGTGAAAGTATAAAGAATCTGGATAAATTAACAGCAGGCAATTTGCTCATTTATTACCCACAAATACCATGGCGTGAAGTGATGGGAATGCGTGATATAATTGTACATCACTATTTTGAAGTGGATGCAGATGTTATTTTTAATACAGTAAAGGAGAATATTCCGTTATTAATGGATACTTTGCTGCAAATGCGGGAAGATTTGAAGGAATGATAAAAGGATGCTCTATTACGGGCATCCTTTCGTTTTATATATAAAATTTACGAATCAAACCTACCGTTCAGTATATGAATTTCCCGAATTCGCTGAGTATGGTAAGCTTATTTCCTTCGCCTTCGTCATTGTCGTAGCAACGACCGACGATTTGGGCATCGATATTGAAACTCTTTGAGATAGCGATAATTTCTTCTGCCAATTCCTCGTCGACATAAACTTCCATACGATGACCCATGTTGAACACTTTGTACATTTCCTCCCAAGGCGTACCCGATTGTTCCTGGATTAACCGGAATAAAGGAGGTACGGGGAAAAGATTGTCTTTTACAATATGCATATTCTCGACAAAATTCATCACTTTAGTCTGGGCTCCTCCTGAACAGTGAATCATCCCATGAATCTGGTAACGGTATTTGTCCAGAATTTGTTTTATTACCGGAGCGTAAGTACGGGTCGGAGATAAAACCAATTTTCCTGCATTCATACCTACTCCCTCGACACAGTCCGTCAATAGGCATTTCCCTGCATATACTAATTCTTCCGGTACATTATTGTCATAACTTTCGGGGTATTTTTGAGCCAGATATTTTGCAAATACATCATGACGGGCCGAAGTCAAGCCATTAGAACCCATTCCGCCGTTATATTCGGTTTCATAAGTAGCCTGTCCGTACGAAGAAAGGCCTATAATGACATCTCCCGGGCGAATGTTGGCGTTGTCGATGACATCTTTCCGTTTCATCCGGCAAGTAACTGTTGAATCTACAATGATCGTGCGTACCAGATCACCGACATCGGCTGTCTCCCCACCTGTAGAATAGATGCTTACACCTAGTTTCCGGTATTCTTCCAGTAATTCTTCTGTTCCATTGATAATGGCAGCAATGACTTCTCCCGGGATCAGGTTTTTATTCCGGCCGATCGTGGAAGATAACAGAATATTGTCTACTGCACCGACACATAAAAGGTCGTCTATGTTCATAATCAGTGCATCCTGGGCAATTCCTTTCCAAACGGAGAGATCTCCGGTCTCTTTCCAATACATATAGGCTAACGAAGACTTTGTTCCTGCTCCGTCTGCATGCATGATGTTGCAATAAGCTTCATCTCCTCCCAGATAATCCGGTACGATTTTGCAAAAAGCCCGGGGGAATACTCCTTTGTCGATGTTTTTTATCGCATTGTGGACGTCTTCCTTGGAAGCTGACACACCACGTTTGTTATATCTTTCGTCTTTTCTCATAATAGATGAGTTGCTAAATTACTGAATCACGAAATTACCGGATGATCAAATGACCCGATCTCTGTCGTTTTTAGAAGTTGCAAACTTACACAAAACAAATGAATTTATCAATGTGCATGAGTGATGTATTGACTTCCTGATGAAGATTATCTGATGAAGGTCCGGTGAATAAGAGCGTAGAGCCGCCACCAGATTACGAGGAGTAAGCCGATTGTAATCAGCATACTGACGGTTTTGCCGGTATGCAAAAAATAACCCACGGTAAAGGCAATACCTTCGACTCCATTCCAAGGGTTCATGGCTACCCAGGTGTAACGGTAATTACTGGCTACCGCACTCATAGACAGAGCCGAGCAGGCAACGAGCAAAATGATGAAGGAAATAATCAGAATCAGTATGTTTTTATTTTTCATGATTGCAGTATAATGTATTGAATACAAAGGTAAGTAATTTAAAGAAAATATTTCTGAAGCAGGAAAAAAAGAAACCGGAAATTATTCCGGTTCCTTTCGTATGTATCTGTACGATACTATTGGTTGGGTTAGTTTAGCATATTCCTTTGTCGTTTAACGTACATTAAGTTTGTGGATACCTGCGGGTACCGTTCTTTTTTCCTTTTCTCCCAATTTATGGTATGTTTTATCTGTGAAATAAACGTAAAGCAATTTTAAAAGTTTCCATATTGCGGTAAAAATTCAACTTTATTTTTCAATTTTCGTATAATCCCCAAAAATAAAACTGATGAGAAGAGAATTTAAAGTACCCCGGATGGAAGAAGTATTGGAACATGATCGTAAATTGCTATTTGCATTAAAGCAGTCGATGGGTTTTGTTCCGAATGTGTATGCCTTCATGACCCGTTCCGAAACTGCCTTGAAACGATTTATGGATTTTATGGATGTTTCTACGGTATTTGACCGAATTCAGACGGAAGCGATTCATTTGGTGACTAGTCAGGTAAATCAGAATCCTTATTGTTTGGCAGCGCATACGGCTTTGGCTAAAGAGGCCGGTTTGAGCGATAAGCAAATCGAAGCGATCCGTAAAGGAAATGTCACTTGGGATGAAAAGTTGGATACCTTAGTGGATTTTACTTGTGAGCTGGTTACGAATCGGGGCAAGGTAGGCCCTGAGATGATCGGCCGTTTCTATCAAGCCGGATATACGGATGCTTGTCTGGTTGATTTGGTCATGCTGGTCGGTATGACGACTATAACCAATTACCTCAATAATGCCACCTGGATTCCCGTCGATTTCCCCGAGGCTCCGGTCATCATCTGTAAATGTGATTGTAAAAAGTAAAGTTTACGAATAACCTTCTGTTTTATATTCCCATATAGTTGATACGAATATCTGAAAAGATGAAGTAACCGATGTGTATAAGGAAGACGAAGCTGTCTGATACTTTAAAGTGCGCCTTAAAAATTCTTGTTCGACTTTTAGGGCGCACTTCATCATTCAGGCAGTTTTTTATGCTGAGGTCTTTATCGCTTAGCCAGTTGGGCATCGATGAACAAAAGACCTGTATCACCGGCTTTTTTCAATTTGTCGACAATTCCTTGTGCTGTTGCTTCTTCTTCAACTTGTTCGCGTACGAATCCCCACAGAAAGTCTTGGGTTGCATTGTCTTTTTCTGCAGAAGCGATAGAAACCAGATTGTCGATCATTTTTGAAACCTTGCATTCATGTTCATAGACATGTTGGAATACTTCCAAAGGACTACCCCACCCTTGAGGAACAACGTCTATTTTATCTATTTTGGCTTTTCCTCCCCGCTTTGTAACGTAATCAGCCATGGTATAGGCATGCTCCAGTTCTTCCTGAGATTGTTTTTTCATCCAATGGGCAAAGCCGTCAAAACCTTCGCAAGCGAAATAGAAAGACATGGACAAATACAGGTTAGAAGACCACATTTCAGCAGTAATCTGCTCATTGATCGCATTTTGTAGTTTTTCAGAAATCATTGTTTTTTATATTTAATATTGATAATTCATTATACTTTTTATTTGTTAATTACAAAATTTATGCCATATCCGATATTTGCCATTTTGACAGTTCTAAGTAATGACAAAATGATCAATATACCGGAAAATTAAAGTGTATAGAATACTGTTACGTTAATTTATAAGGATTAATCCTTGTTTTGTATAGCGGAGATATTATCTTTGTCCTGCATGTAAATTATTTTAAAGACATGAAAAAATATCTGAAATACTGCTTGCTGGTATGGATTGCCGTTCCGGTATGGGCTCAGCAGACTGAGGTAATTGGACCTGACTCTCATCTGAAAGTGAATGTGGCCTTGAAGCAGGGAAAACCGGTATATTCTGTCACTTACAAAGAAAAGATAATGCTGGAAGATTCCCCTTTGGGGGTGGTGACCGATATCGGGGATTTTAGCCGGAATATGAATTGGATTGGGCAAAAGACAAGTCGGATCGATAAAACATATACTCAGAACAAGATCAAGAAATCAGAGATACACTATCAGGCGAATGAGTTGATTTGTACTTTTGCGAATGCTGATAAGCAGGAGATAGATGTCGTTTTCCGGGTGAGTAATAACGATATCGCTTTCCGATATGTAATTCCCCGAAAGGAGGCAGGAAGTTGTGTGGTGGAAAAAGAAGCGACGGGTTTTGATTTTCCGGCATATACGACTACTTTTCTGTGTCCGCAAAGTGATGCCATGATCGGATGGATGCGTACAAAACCCAGTTATGAGGAGGAGTATAGGGTGGATGTTCCGATGAACGAACCTTCTCGATATGGACATGGTTATACTTTTCCTTGCCTTTTTCGTATTGGTTGTGATGGTTGGGCTTTGATCAGTGAGACGGGTGTGGACAGCCGCTATTGTGGTTCTCGTTTGAGTGATGCCGGAGAAGGTGGATTATATATCCTTGATTTTCCGATGCCCGAAGAGAATAATGGGAATGGAACGGTAGCCCCGGGATTGGCTTTGCCCGGTACAACTCCCTGGCGTACCATTACTGTAGGGGATAATCTGAAGCCTATTGTGGAAACGACGGTCATTTGGGACGTCGTGGAGCCACTTTACGAAACGGTTCACGATTATCGTTTCGGGCGTGGAACCTGGAGCTGGATTTTGTGGCAGGATGGAAGTATCAATTATGAGGATCAGGTGAGGTACATCGATTTGGCAGCTGCAATGGGATATGAATATGTATTGATAGATAACTGGTGGGATCGGACGATCGGCCGGGAAAAGATGAAGTCTTTGGCGGATTATGCCCATAGGAAGGGGGTAGATATATTTTTATGGTATAGTTCCAGCGGATATTGGAACGATATTGTTCAAAGTCCTGTGAATTGTATGGATAATCCGATTGTCCGTAAGCGGGAAATGAGGTGGCTCGAAAGTCTGGGAGTGAAGGGAATTAAAGTAGACTTTTTCGGAGGAGATAAGCAGGAGACTATGAGGTTGTACGAAGCTATTCTGAGCGATGCGGATGATTGTGGATTGATGGTTATTTTTCACGGTTGCACTTTGCCCAGGGGGTGGGAGCGAATGTATCCAAATTATGTGGGAAGTGAGGCGGTACTGGCTTCCGAGAACCTGATTTTCCAGCAGCATTTTTGTGATGAGGAGGCTTTCAATGCCTGTCTGCATCCGTTTATCCGGAATAGTGTCGGTTGTATGGAATTCGGAGGCTGTTTCCTTAATAAACGCTTGAATCGTACCAACGATGGAGGTAGTATCCGCCGGACAACAGATGCTTTCCAGTTGGCTACTACCGTCTTGTTTCAGAATCCGATACAGAATTTTGCTTTAGCCCCTAATAATCTGACCGATGCTTCCCAAATTTGCCTGGATTTTCTGAAACAAGTACCTGTTACCTGGGATGAGACTGTATTTATCGACGGCTATCCGGGGAAATATTGTATTCTGGCTCGCAGACATGGGGATAAATGGTATGTCGCCGGGGTGAATGCCCAAAAAGAACCGTTGAAGCTGAAAATACAACTTCCGATGTTTGCCAAAGGCAATCGGGTGACCCTTTATAATGACGACCTGAAACGTAATGTTTATACCCGGGAAGTGACTTTGAGTAAAAATAAAGAACTTCCCTTGACGATTCTGTCAGGAGGGGGAATTGTTATTGTGAAATGAGAATAGAAAGGATAATGTGTTTTGGATCACTTCCTGAAACAAATAAAATAGTAATAAAAAAGAGTTAGATCTGATCTAACTCTTTGATTGTTAATTGTACTCGAGGCGGGAGTGTATGTGTGTTAAATTTGTTGCTGACATTCAGTGTTATGCAATTTGTGTTGGAATGGATGTTGGAATAAAATTATTATTAGGGGTATTAATATGTAATTCTCTTCTTAGGTTATCAGTTATTTTTATTAGTTTCAATAATTTGAAAAAGGGCAACTCCAAGGTCATATATTATTTCTAAAAAGTAACCGAATATTCCGACAATAATAGCATTAGAAATTAGATCTGTCCAGATTTTATAATTTTGCTGATTGAAAAAACTAGCCTCTTTTAAAATAAGGCTAATAAATAAAATGCAAAGTAGAAATATTTGAATTTTGAAAGTCCATTTGATTTCCTTTATTGTATCATCGAAACATGATTCTGAGTTTGGGATATTTGATATATATTTTTTTATCTCTCCGGATAATAGGGCACTTGTTGTAATATTTATTGCTAGAATGGCTGAAAGTAACGGAAGAATAGATTCTGAAAATTTGTTAATAAAATCACTACCTGTCCAATAAGCTAAACCACTTATTGCACATGATGAGATCAAGTATAGAATAAATTTCCCAAAGTTCCGTAACATTATTCTTTTAGTTCTCTTAAAATATCTTTAACTTCTTCTATGTTTTTTGTTGAGAGATCTAAATCAAATTCAATTGTTTTTGCTTTATTCCCTGTTTCAACATATTTTTTATAACCTTTAACTCTCATTTTTATTGGAGTACCTCCTTCTGCAGAAGCTTTTACTAATCCATTAATAGTTTTGTTGTTTGCATTTATGTTTTGTAATGTCTTTTCCTCTTCTGCATTAAATTCTATTGCCGATCGTGTACTATTGACTATTTCACTTGCATTTTTAAGTGCTGAGTTTAAATTTTTAGTAACCCTAGGTAAATTGGGATAGTTAAATTCGAAACGTAATTTTTTTATTGATTTCTCATATTGGCTTGCTATATCCCAAAAATCTTGTGCGTTGTATTCTTTATTAATTTTAATTGCTAAATTATAATGTCTTAATTTATAATTGAATGTTTTATTTAAAATACTACTAACAACTTTGGTATCTGTAAAAGCTTCTATTTTTTGTTCAATTGCTATACGCTGCACTTCTGCATTATTATATATGATAACAATACAACTTGGTTGATTTTCTGTCCATTCTTTTACAAAATCTCGTTCAATTTCAATTGTTTTTATATTGGCTATTCGGATTACTTTTAAATCTTGGTCTGAGTATTCTACTACCAAAGGTAATGATTTACTCCGATGTACAAAAGTTGCAGATGTTAAAACTTCTTCGAAAAATTCATTTTTATTTTCCATAATGCGTTTTCGCTCTGCTTCAATATCTTCAAAAGATAGTGTTCCATCTTCAATGATAGGACTAAATTGAAAGGTATATATATCAAATTTACTCATGACTTGATTTTTTTCAAGATAATCTGATGAATTAAGGTTATATCTGATTCAAAATATCTTTACCTTGTATCATAAACAGCGTGAACAATCTTCTGTTGCTATTTGAATATAATAATATCTATTTTATTGGTTTATATACAGTATAACGCACTTTATACATCCTCCGGATCTGGTCCTGCTCGGTATGAGGGGAAAATTATTTTTTATCATTTATATGTTGAATTGTGTTGAATAATATAGGGTTTCTGTTATACTTATCAATTAAAGGTTCCAACTTTGCTGGGTCATTACAAATAATATAATCAATATAGAAATCATATATGCTTTCTCCTTTTTGCGCGATTAACATGCATGGACAATTTCCGGTTTGATCTAAAAAAGGCGTTATAAATTTTATTTTATTTTTTCTGACGGTACCTAGGTATTTGTTTTTAAAGTAAGCTTCTATAATATCTTTATTTTTAGATAATTTCCCTAAAAATGCTTCATTAGGTATAGTCTTAGAGGTTATGTCTCTACTTATGTTAACAATTTCTCCACGTAATAATTCATCAGAATTGTTAACTGGTAAGCTGTCTTCTTCAATTTTATCATTTATATCTATGTCAGGACATACCTTGTATAATACTATATTTTTTTTCGGGTAAATAACGCCTTTTATAAATATACGATTTTCATATTCGAATAGGGGTAAAAATAAATAAGTTTCTTTGGCAGCGACGTAACCCAGCATAGTATGATATGAATTGAAAATTGCAATGGCATTTTCATCAAAAATATTTTTTTGATCGCGTATAATATAACCTTCGAAATATCCTGGTGAAACTCTTTTGTTTTGAAGATGCCTGAAAAATACTCCAGCCGCTAAATATTTATACTTATAACACTGAACAATATATATTATTGTATCCTTTAGCAGTGCATATACGACGATAATAATAACGACAACAGTAAAAAGAATTTCCATAACTAGCGTATCGGTTTATATACAGTATAACGCACTTTATACATCCTCCGAATCTGGTCCTGCTCGGTGTGGAGGGTGAGTTTACCTCCCATTTCGTTGTCAGACCAGAGAGTTAATTCGCCATTGGCCAAGTTGTTTTCTTTAATTCGTTTCACAACGATCATGTTGTTGCCGAAGGCAATAACTACAGGGCCAGTAATATATTTCCAATCTGCCGGATCCACATATTCACAAAATACCTGTTCGCCGGTTATCAGGGTTGGGTCCATGCTGTCACCGTCAACTTCAAATACTTTTCCATTTTCGTAGTTGATACCTGGAAGCCGGGGAATGGTTAAAGTTGATAGTTCATGGATTTCAGTCTCAAATGTCTCAGCAAATGTTGCTCGAGCATGAACCGGGATGAATGGAATTTGAATCCAGTTCATATTTTGAGTATCGATATTACGAACATCGGATTGGGTAAAATTAGATTTTAGCATTTCACCTTCGCCAGTGAGTAACCAACCTGTATTTAATTCTGGAAAATGAAGTGCAATGCTCGTTATTTTGTCTGGTTGTATAGATACTCGGATATTATTTACATATCCATAAGAAAGATTGCACTGTCTTTCAAAACTTCTGACAGATATTTTTTTATAATCAATAAATGATTTAAGTCTTTCTTTTACAGTCATATAAATAGTATTCAAGGATTTTCAATGAAAAATGTTCATTAAAAATTTGTTTTCGATGAGCAAAGCTCTATATTTGTAAACAGAAATAAACCTCGCTTTTGATGTCTATTTCTGAGTTCAAATATATGAACAAAAATAAACTATTGCAAACGAAATTAACAAAATCCCCTGTTTAGGGGATAGGGAAGGAACGAATAAAAAGGAGGAAAGTTATGATTAAAACAGTGAAACAAATCATTAATAACTATCGGGAACGCAGGTTCCGGATGTGGTGTTTAAGAATGTATCTGAGGGCTTGTGGGAATCATTACGGCGCTAAGATGCCGGTGATTTATCAATATGTGAAGGAAGGGAAAAACAGAAGGGAAAGAAGATACAGAAAAAAGTGCATAGAGATAGCCGCAGGAATTTCCTACGGCCCGATAATTTTTAGTGATAAGTCTACTCTGAGAGAGTATGTTGACTTTATTTACGATTATTTCCGGCTGAATTGCGAACCTCGAGATCTCTGATTCTGGTTACAATACTTTCAAAATTTTCTATTACCTGTTTAGGGGATAAGTAAAAGATGAATAAATAATTGAAAGCTATGGAGGAAATTAAGGTTAAAGTTGAAATCTTTTTTATAAGCCACGAAGATAAAGGGGAGAGAATAATTTTGGTGAATGGGGAAGAAATCTATCGCGATAGTCAAAAATATTGGCTACGTGGAAAGGAAAAATCAGTTTTTCGGGATTTTGAGAATTGGCTTGATGAACTAGGTTCATCCAAAGAATTTGATAATGGATGTTGCACTACTGATCAGACTCGTGAGCGTGGAGGCTTTTTCAAGATACTTTGGTCCAAGTTCTTTGGAAAGAGCTTCAAGTTCAAGTCCTAATTTATTAAGGTTGGCTTTCAGGATTTCTTCTTGAACGGCAAAACCACCTCTGTTGAAGAAATCGTGAGCCTCTGCATTGAGAGTAATATGAGCAGTTCCACCTATATATCTTTGAGCTTTAAGCAGATTGAGTTTTTCGAATTGCCGCAAAATTGCGTCGAATTCATCAAAAGGAATATTGAAATTATGACAGTGCATTTTGAGATTGATAGTGAAACGCATCCCAGAGGAAATGAATTGACCGAGTATTTCGTCTTTGATTTCAGGTGTAATCATATAAATAAAAATGTTTTCACTTCAAATTTATAGACAAATGTGAATTATCGCAAACAAAATTAATGAAATTATCTGTTTAGAGGATAGTGACGAAACAAATAAAATTGCAAAGGTTATGGAAAAATCCGAGCTAGATTATTTACATAGAGTTTATTCTAAAGGGGGGCAGGATGATTTGATCCGACTGATTTATGTCGATTTGTTCTGTGGGGCCGGTGGAACGAGTACTGGTGTAGAAACTGCGAGATATCAAAATAATCCGTGTGCTCGGGTGATTGCCTGTGTGAACCACGATGCTAACGCGATTGCCAGTCATGCGGCGAATCACCCGGAGGCTCTTCATCTTACTGAGGATATTCGCAAATTGGATCTTACCCAGCTTGTAAAATATATCAATTTGATGCGTAAGAGATTTGTTAATGCTTTTGTTGTAGTTTGGGCAAGTTTAGAATGCACGAATCATTCCAAGGCAAAAGGGGGAGTAAGTCGGGATGCAGATAGCCGTACCTTGGCTGAACACCTTATCAGATATATAAAAGCGATTGATCCGGACTTCTTACAAATCGAAAATGTGATGGAATTTATGGACTGGGGTCCGCTGATTGTGAAAATAAAACGAGATTCCGGAACTGGGTATGAATATTGTCCGCTTACAATAAAAAAAGAAGGTAATGGCAAAAATGCTACAATCAAATATCTGCCGACAATGATTCCTGACCCATTACGCAAAGGTGAATATTATAACCGCTGGGTTAACGAAGTGGAAAGTTGTGGATATGGTTTTGATTATCGAACACTGAATGCAGCAGATTATGGGGCTTATACTAGTCGGAAACGTTTCTTTGGAATTTTTGCAAAGAAACGTTTACCAATAGTATTTCCTGAACCGACACACTCCAAAGAAGCACAACATACGTTGTTTGGTCCTTTGAAGAGGTGGAAAGAGGTTAAGGAGGTATTGGATTTTAATGATGAAGGTAAAAGTATTTTTGACCGTCCTTGTCCACTTTCCCCTAATACCCTTGACCGGCATAAAGCTGGTTTAATAAAATTTGTAGCTGGGGGGAAAGAGAAATATATAAAAAAACGTGCTTTTCTGAAATTACAAACAGAAATATCCGGACATATTCCGGGCATGAAGAATGTTCAGTTTTTGTCAAAATATTTCAGTGGTCATCCGGAAAGTAAGAACATTTCTATCCTGGGACCTGCACATACAATTAAAACGAAGGATAATCACGCTCTTATTTCAGTAGACCTTCTATCATCCTATTATGGTCATGGAAACGGTGTTCGTTCAGTCAATATGCCTTGTCCGACCGTTACTACCAAGGATCGTTTCGATAAGGTTTCGTGCCATTTCTTTGATATGCAGTATGGTAATAGTCACTGTGCGTCAGTGGAAGGGCCTGCCGGAACTGTTACAAATAATCCGAAACATAGCTTGGTTACTTGTAACCGCTGGTTAATGAATACAAATTTCTCAAATATTGGTAGTACTGTTCAGGAGCCAGCCCCGGTAATAACAGCTAATAGGGAATGGCATTATTTGGTAAGTATTCAATATGTATCAAAGAGAGATTGTGTTGAAAATTGCTCTGTAAAAGAGGAGGGATATATTCCGTCATTTGTAAAAATTACTTCTCATGAAGTAATTTATGAAATTTATGAAGATGACCTTTCTGTAGTAAAGGAAATAAAGGAGATCATGGCTCTTTATGGTATTATTGATATAAAGCAAAGAATGCTGAAAATACCGGAGTTGAAAAAAATCATGGGTTTCCCGGAGAACTATGTTCTTATAGGTACGCAAGCCGACCAAAAGAAATTTATCGGGAATGCGGTGGAGGTGAATATGGCGAGAGTATTATGTGAGGCACTATGTAAGAAGTTGAAAGAGTTGGAATTATCTCCTTTGACATTAAAATTTTCTGCATGATAGCTGGAAATTTTAATGTGGCAATGAGTTTATAGAAAAGATTGTAACCAAATAAAAATTGTAGGTATATGGGGAAAGAAACAATTTGCGTAATCGACAGATCGGACCTCGTTTCCATGTTGTCCGAGCTTTATGAAGGTCGTTTTGATGGTCGGGAAGTAGACAGTCATACGGCAACTCAGATTCTTGGAATATCGAAAAGTACACTTGATCGGTGGATCGACCGGAATCTGATCAGGGTTAGCAATGCGGGAGAAAAAAGAGTTGAAAGGAAATTTGATCTGGCTTATCTGTTCTCGCTGGATGTCCGGCAGATCAAGCAACAATACAGAATGCTCAATAAATGAAAAAGGAAAAGGGGGGAAAATCACCCGAGAGAGATTACCGGAAGGAAATGATTGAAGCGGAGTATTATAATTACAACCGTATTCCCGGCTATAATCATCATACTGGCTGGGTAGACAAACGATATCCCCGCAGCCGTGACGAACGGGTAACGGAACCTTTAGATGTGAAACTAATAATTTTTGATGAATGATGAAAAATAAAGAAGACTGGCGGGATTACCTGCCACATGGAAAAAAGGCAGAATTAGCTGAAAAGTATGGTTTGAGCCGGACGGCTGTAACGAAGATTATCCGTCGGGAAGATGTTATTAACTATCCGGAACTGATTGAGGAGGCCCGGAATACAGCTTTGAGAGCAATGGATATGTGTCGGCGGCATGCTGCAGCGGTTTCCGGAAATAATGTCCATCAAGATGTTATCGCTTAGTAACCGCGAGGCAGAGATTGCCGGGCATCTTGCACTTGGAAAAACAGAGAAAGAGGTTGCCGGGGAACTTTGTGTAAGTGTGGATACTGTTCATACACATAAAAAGAGTATATACCGGAAGTTGGGAGCCAGGAGTATTGCAGATGTTACCCGGATAGTTGCAGAATATATAACCCGGAAAAACCTGACAGATTTGATCAGGAAAGAACTGATCGAGCCGAATGTTTGGAAGGTTTGTATAATGATGTTTTTCCTGTCTCTGCAAATGATTGCGACAATGAATAATATGGATCTGAGACCGGCACGGGTGAGAACCAACACCGTAAGGATTGTCAGGATCCGTAAAAACGAATAAGTATGGGAAGACCTGTTAAAAAGGGATTGGATTATTTTCCGACAGATGTTGATTTTTTTGAAAAGGAGGAAATAAAATTTTTCTCGGTTGAATGCGGGGCTTCCGGAATATGCGCTTTGATGAAATTGATGTGTAATATTTACCGGAATGGATACTATGTAGAATGGAGCAAGGATCATGAAGATTTGTTCGGGTGGGATATGCGGGGAATGGTACCCAGGGAAGAAATTCCGCATATTATAGGGGTTTGCCTGAAACGGGGAATTTTCAATGAGAAACTTTTTAAAAAATTTCACATTCTGACATCGCTGGATATCCAGGAGGTGTATTTGCAGGCTTTAGACGGTAAAAGACAAATCAGCATTATAAAAGAGTATTGGTTGACGAAAATACCGGATAAAGCAAAGTTTATAGGGATTGACGGGGAAATTACAGAGGTTGGTAGCTTGGAAAACAGGGATAAAGGGTTAGAAACCGAAGATAAAGCACGTAATGAAAAAGGGTTTATTCCACCTACGCCGGAGGAAGTCAGACAGTATTTTTCTGATAAGGGATATAGTGAAGAAGCGGCAAACAAAGCATACGATTATTATTCGGCCGGAAATTGGAAGGATAGTAAGGGTAAGCGGGTGAAAAACTGGAAGCAGAAAATGATCGCTGTGTGGTTTAAAGCGGAGAATTTAAAAACGATTGAAAATGGAAACAAAGAAGGAAGAATTGACTTTTAACATTTATGCCAAAGAAGCGGAGGCTGCTGTCCTTGGTTCGTTGATGACATTTGAAGATGCTTTGGCGGAAGTTTCTTTGATCCTGACTCCGGAGATGTTTTATGATCTTCGTCACCAATGTATTTATGCTGCTATTTTAAAGACAGACAACGATGGAATTCCTGTCGATTTGGTTTCAGTTGCAGAAGCTTTAAAGAAGACGGGGAATCTGGAAAGGGCCGGGAATTATACTTATCTTTCAGAGCTGACCAATTATTCCGGTAATGTTGTCCGGGTTACTTATTATGCACAGGTTGTGGCTCAGAAGTTTGTACAGCGTGAATTAATGAAATTTGGTAACCAGACTATTCAGGCTGCCCGGGATGAGAGATTGGATGTTGCAAATGTTATTGCTCAGACTGCTGCCAATCTTGACCGGATAAATGAGGTTATGACTGCCAATTCCCGTATTACGCATATCGATCGTATTCTGGAGAAATCTTTATCCGAAGCTTTAGAGCGCGAACAAAGCCTAAAGGAAGGCAAGGCTTTTGGTATTCCTACAGGACTTACGGAGATGGACCGGTTATTATCCGGATTTCATGGGGGTGACCTGATAATTGTAGCTGGTAGGCCTGGGTCCGGTAAAACTAGTGTCATGTTGAATTTCCTGAAAGCGGCAGCGATTGCAAAGTTTCCTGTATGTGCATTTTCTTTGGAAATGACTTCTGTAAGACTCTCTGATCGCTTGATCTTATCGGAAAGCGGTATTTCTGCACGGGATTACCGAATGGGAAAGTTCTCCCAGACTGATTATGAAAAATTGTCGAAAGCACAACATTTGCTCTCTGGATTACCGATTTTTATAGACGACCGTTCCGGGGTTACGATGCAATATATCCGGGGAATTGCCCGGATGATGCATAAACGCGGGCAGTGTAAGGTGCTGTTTATCGATTATCTCCAGTTACTGTCATCGACAGTCGATAAGAAATATAACCGGGAACAGGAAATCGCGCAGATTTCCGGACAGGCAAAAGCTTTGGCTAAAGAGTTGAATATTCCGGTTGTACTACTGTCCCAGTTGAACAGGGATTGTGAAAAAAGAACGGATAAAAAACCGGAATTGTCTGATCTTCGGGAATCCGGTGCAATTGAGCAAGATGCCGATATCGTAATGCTGGTGTACCGTCCCGAATATTATGGATTAAAAGCTATGGATGGAGAGCCGATCAAAAATGTCGGGAAACTTATTGTGGCAAAGCATAGGGACGGTCCGGTCGGGGAAGTGAAGTTTTCCTATAATGAGAGTTTAACAAAGATATATGATTTTACAGTAGGAAAAATACCGTTTTAACTAAAATGAAGTAGCTATGGAAGCAAAATTTAATTATGGAGATAAAGTTCTGATCAATGGAAATATTGTTGGGATTGTATTGTTTTCTTATAATATGTTTTCGTTGCCTCACGATCCTTGTTTTGTTTATAGGATTATAGTCGATGCACATGAGTTGTGTCATCGGGTTAATAACTATGCTCATGTAAATCAGGTGGGAAATAAGGAATTACTTGCTGAAGATTTTAAAAGTTTGTTGGTAGATACTCAGCAATTGGCAGTGATGGAAGTGTCGGAAAGGGAATTGACATTGTTTGAATATTGATTATGGAAGAGAATACACAACTATCGTTATTATTCGATGAAGTAATCCCCATTCCGGAATGCTCCGAATTAATGAAAATAACGAAATTGAAACGTCCGATTGATGTGGCGGATAGAATGGTCCAGGAGGTTCGGGTATGGCAGCAAAAACATCCGGATAGGGATGTAATGGAAATAATTACCCCTGATTGGGAAGAATATATTAAAAGCAGATTGTGAACGATTTGAATTAAAATATCATGGTAACAATAATAGTTAAAGATAATGAAACCGATCAGGAAATGATTCTTCGCGTCAGTATTGATAGCGAAGAAACTGCTACGGTTAATGTGAAGTTTAATCCTCCGCTTGACAAGAAAAAAGAATATCCTGGATTGTGGGATATTATGGCAAGTCGGGTAATGAATGTGATTAAAGAGGATTAATATTAATGGAATAGAGAAAAATAATATACTAAACTATGGAAACTAATAACATTCAAACCCGAAAAGATGAGATCCGGTTTTTTACCAATAAACCGGAGGAAATGCTAGGAAAATATCTGGCAAAACGATTATTAAGAACCTGGCAGGAAGATTTTGTCGATAATGACACCGGGGAAGTTGTTTCTATCGATCGTAATGAAATAATAGCTGATCGGGGCCAGCTTATTACCGGTGATTTGCTTGCAGTAATCCGGTTTCATTTACAGTCTGGAGATATAAGCGAAGTTGAAGTAAGTAATCAAAAGCGCGAAGGTATTTTGTCAGCATCTACTCAGATGTTTCCTTGGATGGTTACTATATGTATTGCAGGAGAAAAGAAGAAAAAATTTCTTTTATATGCTTCTTCTATAGGGATGGCTATAGAAATTGTATGTGATTATGTGGAGTTGGAATTTTCCGGGATGTTTACTTTGTTTTCGGCTAAATCATTGGAATCATGTATAATTTTAAAAGATAATCTTTTGTCTATATCAGAGTGTGAAAATATAGGCGAGGATTCAGAACAAAATGAAAGTTGTGAACCGGTGAAAAAGTTTTATCAGATTGATACAACCGTTTCTATTGTTGATGGAAGTGTTACCTCTCCCACCTTTGTTGTAGAAGCTAAAGACGTTGATCGGGCTATGGTTATTATAAACGATTTTATTTCTAAAAGGATCAGAGAAAAAGCTGATGAAGAAGTAGAGGAATTTGAGGTAAAATTAGAGACAGCGAAGATTCTTTCCTGTAATTATATCATTGAACGGGAATTTTCAATGGCTTATTCAGAAGAACTATGAAAGCAATAACCTTAATCAATCCTCGGGGAGAACGTTTAGAATTGACTAATGTTGAGTTTTATGAGCTCCAATTACAATTTGCTAATTCTAAGACGTTTGAACAGTGGAGTGAGAAAAGAAGGATATCCGGCTGGATTGGAAAAGGAGATGATATCAGGCTCAGTATTTCTGCTGTAAATAAATTCCTGCGGGAAAAAGGATACCAGATTATTGATAACCTTCATAAATGACTTTTATGAAAATGCGTGATGTCCGGATAGTTGTTTGTCCTCGGTGCCAAGGAACCGGAACTTTAGAAATGGCAACCGGGGATGAGGATAGGTGTAAAACTATTTTCTGTCCTTTGTGTAATGGTATGAGAGTTTTGAAAAGAACGGTGACAATAGAATATAATGTTGTTAACAATGCCCACGAAAGCGAAAAAGAATATCCGTCCCTGGAACCGGAGAGGATCGGTTACGGGGAAAAAGATGGAAAACCGACCCAGAAGCCGTGAAGAATACCATTCGGCAAGATGGACCAGGGAAAGTAAAGTATTCCGGGAGAAACATCCGCTTTGTGCTATATGTTTGGAGAAAGGATTACTTGTTCCTTCGGAAGTAGTGGATCATATTATTCCTGTCGCAGTGTGTTCAGATTTCTGGGATAAAACCAATTGGCAGGCATTGTGTCGGAAATGTAATATTGAAAAAGGAAATAAAGATAAACGTCTGATCAATGGAAGATGAATTAGTGGATATTATCCGGAATGTGGAACAGGAGAAAACGGAAAAAGGATTGGCTCCGGTTCATGCCATGTTTCTTTCGGATATCATGCCGGCGGTAAAGAAATTGGTTAAAGATACCTTGAATAAACTGGTGAAGGAGAAAAAAATAAGCTGGTTCCGGACGATAAATGATGATGCATTTAAATTTACAGGTGATGAAGAATAGACCTTTGAGTGAATTGGTTATTGATTTTATAAATGATCAGGATGTGAATGAGTTAAGTAAGAAAACATATAAACTCGCAATATCCCGGTTTGTCAGATGGGTTGTATTCAGTACACTGGAATTCTGGTCCTTGAAAAAGAAGGATATTATAAATTATAAATCTGTTTTGTTACGGGAAGGCAAGTCACTTTACACGATCGACCTTTATCTGACCGTTGTACGTAAGTTATATTCCTGGTTGGATGATCAGGGTTTATATGAAAATATTGCAGTTGGTGTCCGGTCTCCCAAAAAAGATAAGAAGTTTCGAAAAGGATATTTGAAGATGGAGCAGGTTGACCTGCTTTTGAGTTCTATTGACACTTCCTTACCGATTGGGAAACGTGATTATTGTATTATATCCATGATGCTTGGAGCTGGGTTACGCCGGGTCGAAATATGCCGGATGACAATCGGTGATGTTACGAATAATTTTCAGACGACTGTGAGGTTGCAAAGAAAAGGACATAATGAAAAAGATACAGAGCTGGGGATAACAGAACGAATGTTGGGCGCAATTCATGATTATTTATTGTGCCGGAATAATTTCTCAGAAGATAGTCCCTTGTTTGTGAACCATGCCGGAGGGTATAAGGATTTACCGCTTCAACCTGCTATGGTTTCCAGGATGATTAAGCAAAGGTTTAAACAAATAGGTATTGTTGATAAACGTATGACCTGCCATAGTCTGCGACATACTGCAGCTATCCAGGCGTTAAAAGCCGGGGCAGATGTCTATGAAGTACAACAAATGCTAGGGCATTCAGATATAAAGACAACGACAATTTATTTAAGAGCAATAGAGGAGGAAACAAGGGTAAATAATAGAGCAGTAAGGATACTTGATAAAGTTTTATCTGAAAGCCTCGGAGAGGGTAAAAATAAGCTTTTAGACAGTGCTAAATATCAGTAGTGTAATAAAGATAGAATTTTATACACAACAAAAATTTAACACAAAGTTTGTTGTTAATACGTAAAGTTTTGAATTGATACAAAATGAAAAATTGAAATATGTGTGATGATCGGCGGTTTGAAAGGCAAAGGGGAGGGGGGTGTCAATCTCTTTTGGACATCGTCAGCGAGACCGCATCCCGCCCTTCTTCACGCACATGCAAAATTGGGAGTTTTTGAAATAACAGAATTATGGGAAAAGGAAGGAAACCGATATCGAATGCTTTGAAAGTTCTGAAGGGAACGGATCAGCCTTGCCGGATGCGGGAGGAAATTTCGTATGAGAAAATAACGAAAATCCCGAAAGCTCCGGATTATATGTGTATTGCCGGTAAAAAGGTATATAAGATCACTGCTCAGCAGTTGGCAGATCAGGGAATTCTGAATGTTGTCAATATCAATGCCGTGATGATGTATGCCAATGAGATGGGAAAATATATCGAGGCAGAGAAAAAATTGTCGGAGCCTGAAAATGACCGGGTTGTGAAAGAGATCTCCGATAAAGGTGGCGTCCGGTATGTCCGTAATCCACTTGATAAGATGGCGTCTGAATATTTGGCTAATGCAAAGATGTGGGCTGTCGAACTGGGGATCACCCCGGCATCGGCTTCTAAAGTAAAAATGGGAGAAAAGAAAGAAAAAGATCCATTACAGAAATTGCTGGAGGATTTATGAAAAGGAAAAAATCTGAAATATATAAAGAGAAGGCTTTACACTATATCGATCGGGTAATGTCCGGGGAACGGATTGCCGGACGTTATGAAAAGCTGGCAGTAAAACGCCACTTGGACGATCTTCGTTTTGCAACAGAGAAAGGTTTGTATTTTGATGAAAAGGCGGCTAAGAAAGCACTGGTATTTTTTACCCTGTTGAAACATTTTAAAGGAGAATGGGCTGGAAAGGAACTGGAATTGGAGGACTGGCAGTGTTTTATCGTTTGGTGTCTCTTCGGCTGGTATCGGAGCGGAGGTGTCCGGCGATTCAATTATGCCAGTATAGAGGTTGCCCGTAAAAATGGGAAGACAACTTTTGCGGCCGGGATTGCCTTATATATGATGATCTTCGACGGCGAAGCCGGAGCGGAGATCTATTCGGCAGCAGTGGATAAGGATCAGGCCAAAATCTGCTGGCAGGCGGCCAAGAAGATGGTAGAAAATAGTCCGGCATTGCAGAAATATCTGGATACTTATACCACTTCAATTGTTATGGAATCGACAGCATCGACTTTTAAACCGCTTTCCAAGGATAGCGGGAACAAGGACGGTTTGAATCCTCATTGTGCTATTTGCGACGAACGTCATGCATGGCCGACGGATGACATTTTTAATGTGATTAAATCCGGTATGGGTGCCCGGAAACAGCCGCTTATTTTTACTATTACGACAGCCGGGTTTAATATGGAATCTCCGTATTATCAATCCCGGAAAGTGATGATCGATATCCTTGAGGGAATCAAACAGCAGGAAAACGAGTTTGTTATGATTTTCTGTCCGGATAAAAAGGATGGGAAGGAATGTCCGGAGGATGACAACTGGAAAGATCCACATACCTGGGAGAAGGCAAATCCGAATATCGGTATTTCGGTAAGCTACGATTATATGGAGAGGGAATTGCAGGATGCGATCAACAAGGGAGGTACGACGGAAGTGAACTTCAAAACCAAAAACTGCAATATGTGGGTAGACGCTCCGGATGTCTGGATCCCGGATGATATCGTTACAGCCAATAGCCGGGGAATAACGGATGATGATCTGATCGGGCTGGAGTGTTATGCCGGGCTTGACCTTGCTTCCCATGTCGACATTAATGCTTTGGCTCTATTCTTTCCGGAAGTAAAAGCAGTAAAAATGTTTTTCTGGATACCGGAGGGTAAGGTAAAAGAAAAGGAGGATAAGGTGGACTATCGTCGTTGGGCCGATGAAGGATATATTAAAGTGACTCCGGGAGATGTGATCGATATCGATTTTCAGGTGGCCGATATTGCTAAGATTTGCCGGCAATATATAGTTAAGAATCTGGCATTCGATCCGGCTAAAGCTTACCACGGTACTATACAGGGATTACAGAAATCCGGTTTAGATGATATACTGGATGAGTTTGCCCAAAGCATGATGAATATGAGCGAGCCGACAAAGAAGCTGGAGGCTTTTGTTAGGGATAGGATATTGGACCTAATGAATAATCCTATACTCCGGTGGATGTTCCGGAACGTTGTGATTTATAAGGATGCCAACGATAATATCAAGCTGGATAAGAAAAAATCTCCGAATAAAATCGACGGTGTGGTGGCGATTGTGGATGCGATCGGAGGGATGATGTCGGTTGAGGCCGATGACCAGAAAAAGATAATGTATGGGAACCATTCTCTACGAACCATAAAAATATAAACCATGGAAACAAATGAATTGACACCCAGGATCCTGAAGATGACGACCAAGACGGGGTTTGTGGAGCTGTTTTGGGAAGCCGTCAACGCGGATCAGCAGCAACACACCCATGAGGAGATATATGATAAGCTGGAGCGAGAGTATCAACAGGTGTTTAAAAGACGCCGGTATACATCGTTTAAGAGTTTCCGGAGACGGAGAGATCAATAAAAGTTCAAAAATGAGAGTTGCAATGTTAGATAAGATTTGTATTTTTGTTGTGTTCTTCGCCAAAGAAACACGCATAATAAGACATACACAGGATACTCTATCCCTGTTTGGTACTTCTTATCTAAAAAATAAGACGGTTCAAATCTCATGTATCCTGTTGCGTTTTATATGCGATAGTTCCTTTGGCGAGGCTGAGAGGCGAATCGTCTTTCTATATTTTATTAATTCAAATTTTGTTGATACAATGCCAAAGGAAACAAAATTTGCAAATGACGCACAAGGTGCGGATAATGCACGTACTTCCCAACGAAAAAGGGAAATCCCGTCTTTAAATTTAAAGAGACAGTTAAAACATTTGAAAACAATGATCCGGACGGAAAGAAATCATAAGCTTCGGGCCTATAGTTTTATTCTGGATAATAATATTTTCGATTGTTACAGTCATTACTGTATGACGACGCTGTCTGATTCTATCCCCAATGAATTCATTGAAATAATGGATATCATGAGCTTGAAAACAGATCCCACCTTATTAAAAAAATGATGCGTTATGGAAGAGTTAATTAAAATTACAGAGTATAACGGTAAGAAAGCCGTTTCCGCGAGAGAACTTTACGAAAAATTGGGGTTTGCATCTCAGCACTGGGCCAGCTGGTATAAAAAGAATATTACAAGCAATCCTTTTGCTGTACAGAATGAGGATTTTGTACAACTCCCACTTAGTGGGAGAACACAAGATTTTGCCCTTTCTATTGATTTTGCAAAGCGTCTGTCTATGATGGCACGGACAAAAACGGGAGAACAAATCCGGAACTATTTTATTGAAGTGGAAAAACGTGTCAATCGTCCTTTATCACAGGCTGAATTGCTTTTGCAACAATGTCAGATGTTGGTCGAACAGGAAAAACGTTTATCACAGGTAGAAGAAAAGGTAGACCGTCTTATCGGAGTACATGAGGAAGCCGAGCGTGATCTGCATGAGTTACCCATTTCCGACGAAGAAATTCCGGAGATGTCCTTGCGTGATCAGATCCGGATGTTGGTGAACAAATACTGTAAAGTTTCCAGTTTGGGGCAGCATCAGGTTTGGGACAAGGTGTATACTACGTTGTATTACTCCTATCATATTCCGCTCCGTTCATACAAGATGCGGAAAGGAGAAAGCCTTTTGGACGTTGCTGAGCGTGTCGGTTGCCTGGATAAGATTCATGTGATCGTTTCCGGCTTGTTCAAACGGCTCAATTTCATAGAATTCTAGCTATTGGTTAGTAGAATTCTAGTCTGAAATACCGATAAACTTATTGGTTATCCTGTCAATTCCATAAAAGGAAACGAGAGGATAACCAATATTTCCGTGTCAAAAAATCAGGTTTCCGGGGAAATAACCCTGGTTTTTCACCCAGAAATATGGGGTTTTCGGGGAAATAAGTATACAAAGAAAAGAGAAGGAAATAAAAAGAAAAGAGAGTTTTGGATCTGGAGTTAAGAGAATTATTTACTTTTGTCTATAGAGAAAATGATATGAGTTATTGAAGATGTCAGAAATTGAAAATGGATTTAAAAAATATATAGAACATTTTGGTAAAGAGATAGTTAAAAATTTGGATGAACTGAATTTTTATTATAAGCATGAATTCCTCTTTTTCTGCGAATTCGGGACTATTATCTATGAAAATTTGAATTGTCTTTTATTGGGATTATATCAGGCAAGTATTTGTATGACTAATCATTTGTTAGAACGAATGTTGAAATATGCTTTAATTAATTTTGAAATGAGAGGATGTTACATTGGTAATCCGGCTTTTAATGAAAAATTGAACGAAGGATATCGTTTATATGATAATAAATCTCTAAATGACAATATAAGTGCAGCATGTAAGAAAGGTATTATAACAGAGGAAGAAGGAGAGAAACTGAAAGAATTGAAAAACCAATATCGTAATCCATATTCTCACGCAACTGTAAAAAAAATTATTTCTGGAAAACCTGTACTGGTGAAAGGGATGATTGGTAAATTTCCGGTTCCTGGAGAAGAAAGCAAGCCATTGAAAAATATCGTAATACCTTCTGAAATATTGTCTGAATATTACCAAGCTGATATAGCTAAAAAAGAAGCATTCCCTTATTTTAAAATTATATATGAAACTATGATTGCAATTGATCAAAGATATCAAAGTTATAAGGAATAAAGCCTTGCTACTGCAAGGCTTTAGCATTGTCTAAAGTTGTCTGAATTATAAGGATGCTGTACTTAATTCTACACCCACTTCTTTATCGCCTTTAAAATTTTATTGGTTGTTTTTTCATCGGCAAAAGTAACTTCGGTTTTGTATAGCCTCATTTGATTCGGTAATTCCGGCATAAATCATAAATTAGTAGTAAAAAAACGTACATTTGTTTGGTTGTGTACATATTTTTACTACATTTGTAGTGTAATTAAGTTCTTTGATGCTATGAGTTACAAATCAGTGAAAGAAGTTGTAACACTGCTGGTGAAATACGATTTTAAACTGGTGAGGCAGACAGGAAGTCACATGGTTTTTACTAACGGTAAGCGTGTGGTTGTTGTTCCAAATCACCGGGGTGGTATTGAGAAAGGCACTTATTACAGCATCTTAAGACAGGCAGGGCTGAAGTAGCCCTGCCTTTACAAGAAAAGGAGGTGAGAAATGAAAACAGTAAATGTAGTTATTGAACATGCGGAGACAAACCTGAGTGCATACGTGGAAGATGCACCTATCATTACTATTGGAGATACGATCGAAGAAATTGAGAAAAATATCAGGGAGGCTATTAATCTTTACCTGGAGACTTGTAAGGATGAGAATATTGATCCCGGAAAAGTATTTGAGGGAGAGTATGAATTAAAATTTCAGCTTGATGCTCCTACCTTCATCAATTACTATAGTAACATATTTACGAAGGCAGCCTTGAGCCGTGTGACAGGCATCAATGAACGTCAGTTGTGGAGATATGCCGCTGGCAAGAATGTTCCCCGGAAAGAACAACTTGAAAAATTCCAGAAAGGGATAAATAAACTGACAAGAGAATTACAATCCATCAGCTTTTTATAGAACTTAGTTACATTTTGAAGAGGGTATGTTCTGAAAAGGGCATACCCTCTTGTTTGGGAGCCATTCAAATTCTTTGATTTTCTTTAAATTTTCCCCGGAACTTGAAAAAATACGACATTGTCGATGCAGAAATACGACATTGTCGAATTGACAGGTGTTGCAAATCCCGTTTTCTTTGCTATATAAATTTATGGCAAATGACATTCTTACGCGAAATATGGGATAAAAAGGCAGCTAAAAGAGAGGTCGAAGTGACCACCAGGAAGGAATATGAGGAAAAGGTTTCTTCTCTCCGGAATGGTATCGATTATGGAGTGACCGTTAATAATGATGTAGCGATGCGTATTACAGCGGTATTTGCAGCGATCCGGTTACGTTCTGAGAATATTGCTTCCCTGCCGAAAAAGATTGCGAAAAATACTCTCCGGGGAGAAGAAGCGGTAAATAATCATCCTGTTAGCCGTTTGATCCGGGTTAAGCCTAACCCATATATGAATATTTTCAATTTCTGGGATTGTATTAATGCCGGAATGGACGGTTGGGGAAATTCTTATGCAATCATTGAGCGGGATGCACACGGGGATCCGGTTGCCTTACATCCGGTATTGCCTTCTGAAACCAGTGTGACTGTCAAGGACCGGAAAAAATATTTTAAGGTCTATGGAAATCAGTTAGGGCTGGACGGTATTTACAGCAATGAGGAAATGTGTCATTTTATGCTGACAACCCTGAACGGACTGAAGGGCCTGAATCCAATAGAATATAATGCGATTTCTATAGCAAAGGGTGTGGCGGCGACGAAATTCGGTGCGGAATTCTATAAAAAGGGCGGCAATATCAGGGCGGTATTGGAAGCTGACGGGTCGATGTCTGATACGGAGTATAATAATTTTGTGAAGCATTTTAATGAGTCGTCCCGGAACTATGAAACCCCGCTCTTGGAATATGGAATAAAATATAAGCAAGTCGGCATTTCTCCTATTTCCGCCCAGCTATTGCAGACGGAAACTTTTTCCATTCAGGATATAGCCCGGATCTTTAATGTTCCTCCGCATATGCTATGCGAAATGAGCCATGCAACCTTCTCCAATATCGAGCATCAGACGATTCAGTTTACCACCTTTTCTCTCCGGCCTTCCGTGAAACGGATCGAAACAGAGCTGGAAACCAAACTTTTTTTCGAAGGGGAGACGGATCAGTATAGCGTGAAGTTCGACTTAAATGGCCTGATGCGTGGTGATACGGCGGCCCGGTCGGAATGGTATCGGACCAGTATACAAAATGGTATCCATAGCCGGAATGAGATCCGGCAAATGGAGGGATACCCGCGGCTTGAGGGACTGGATGACATGCTATATCCTTCGAATATGACAATTGTAGGACAAGAAAATCAGGATAAAAAATGAAGACGAATTTAATAGGACATGTAAGAAAGCTTGCAGGGAACGTTGAAGAAACCCGAACGATTGAGTTTGTTGCTTCGGATAATACGAGGGACGCTCACGGAACGGTGGTTCCTGTGGATAAGTGGGATCTTACCCGGTTTAATAGTAACGGAATTATCGGATATCAGCATAATGTTTATGGTGATATGTGCGGGAATGAGGATCCGGACCGGGTGATCGGAACCGGACAGGCCCGGATTGAGGATAATCAACTGATTGTTTCGATGACCTTTGAACCTGCAGAGTTGAACCCTTTGGCCGAAAAGATCTTCCGTAAGATTCTGCATGGTACTTTGAAAGCTGTTTCTGTCGGTTTTGTGCCGACTAAAGAGGGCGCCTGGGGAGAAGGTGAAGAAGCGAAGAACGGATCTAATCCGACCTATTATTTTGACGGCCAGGAGTTGCTGGAGGTGTCGGTTGTGAATATTCCGTCTAACAGAAACGCTCTGAAGCGTGGATTCCGGGATAATACCGTAGATGCGATCAATTTTATTTACCGGGCTTTGGATGGCCGTTTCCGGTATTCCGAGATTGAAGATATGAAGGTCCGGGATATACTGGATTTGCTGGATGAACGGAAGGCTCCGGAAAAAACGGAAGAGGGAGAAGCCCCGGAAGTTCCGGAGGACATACCGGAAGATCGGGCGACTGATGATGCTGATGTTGTTCTGGCCGAGGCGGAATTGGCAATAGACAAATAACTATTCATTTTTAAATTGACAGATATGAGAAAAATTCATGAAATTAAAAAAGAACTCTCTACGGAGATTGAGAACTATAAGCGTTTTCGGGGAGAGGGAAAAGCAGAGGAAGCTAAAGCAGCTCTGGAAAAAGTGCGGGGACTTACCAGTGAACTGGAGGATGCACAGGCTTTGGATCGGGCAGAAAGGGCTTCGGTAGCAGATAAGTTCTCAGAGCAGGAACGGAGTGAAATAAACCGTTTTTCTTTCCAAAAATTTATTCGCGAGGCTGCAGAAGGTAAGTTGGAGGGTTTTGAATTGGAGATGGCACAGGAAGGAAGAAAGGAAGCCGGCGAATTGGGCCGGACGGTTAAGGGTGTTTGTATTCCTTATTCGGTATTGTCGGTAAAGAATGTCAGGGCTGCGGCCGGACAGAATGCCGGGACTGCTGCTGATGGAGGCAATTTGATACAAACTTCCGGGCCGACCTATATCGAAGCGTTGCGTGCTAATCTGGTGATGCAGAAGCTGGGTGCAAAATTCCTGACCGGACTGATCGGTACGCTGAGTTTTGTAAAAAATTCGAAGGTGGATATCTCCTGGGCGGGTGAAGCCGAGACTGTTGAAAACGAGAAGATTTCTTTCAGCCTTCAGGAGATGAAGCAGAAACGCCTGGTGATCACTACGGCCTTTACCAAAGATCTGCTGAATCAGACGAGTATGGATGTGGAATCCCTGATAATGAATGAGATGATACTGGCACATGCCCAAGGGATTGATGATGCGGCCCTTAACGGTGCAGGCAGTAAGGCTCCACTCGGTATTCTGAATCTGGAGGGTATCGGCGCAGTCGCTATCGGAGAAAACGGTGGTGAGATCGACTGGGCGAAAGTGGTTGCTTTGGAAACGGCAATCAGTAGTAAAAATGCGATATTGGGAAATCTGGCTTACCTGACCAATCCGAAGGTTATCGGAGCGTTGAAAACAACAGAAAAGGCTGTCGGAACTGCTAAATTCCTGATGGAACTGGCGGAAGTCCTGAATGGTTACAGGATTGTCAATACGACTTTGATGCCTTCGGATATCATCAAGGGTACCGGTACGGACCTGTCTGCAATGTTGTTCGGAAACTTTGCCGATGTGATCGTGGGCCAGTGGGGTGGACTCGACATTATCGTGGATCCGTACACCCTGAAGAAATCCGCACAGGTGGAGATTACGATGAATGCCTGGCATGATGTTTTCGTGCGGCACGATGAAAGTTTCGCGGCAATCAAGGATATTAAAACGGCATAGTATGTTGGTAAAGATTAATAAACCTTTGAAAGGATACGGGTATTTTGGCGGCGAGACCGCCGAATTGCCTGATGATGTTGCTGCCAAGTTTATTAATCGCGGAGCGGCGATTATGATTCAGAAAACTGAGGGCGGGGAAGATGATAACACTTTACCGGAAGATCTGCCGATGCGTGATCTGTTGTACGAAAATGGTTATGAATCGGTGGAACAAATTCTGGATGCTAAGGAAACTCTTACCGATGTGAAAGGTATTGGTAATGCGTCTGCCTGCAGGATAATTGAATTTTGCGAAAATTATGAAGGTTGAACGGATCAGCACATCGGAAGAGCTTCCTGTAAAATTGGAACAACTGAAAGAGCATCTCCGCATTATGTCGGATGACTTCGACAGTATTCTGATTTTACACCTGAAAGCGGCAATTGCTTCGGCTGAAGAATTTACCGGTCAGGTGTTATGGTCGGGAAATTTTCGGTTGACGGGTGATTTTGATAAGGTGTTAAAGACTGGGATAATGCCGATCACAGATATTGTATCTGTCCGGCTGGATGGTGAAGAATTGGATGTAACGGAGATAGGGATATCCGGAAGCAGTCTTTATTTTCCTGAAGGGATGAAAGGAAATTCTGTAATAATTGAATTCATAGCCGGTTTTAAGGAAGTTCCTTTCGATGTTGCTGCTGCGATACTTTTAATTGCTGCCAAATTTTTTGAAAATCCTTTGGATTCTGTGGAACAATTGCCGAAGGCTTCTACAAACCTTTTAAGACCACATAAGAGATGGGGAAGATAGATTTCAGTGTAGGTGAATTTGATACCCGGGTACAATTCTATAAACAGGAGATTACCCGGACGGATGCCGGGGCCATTGTAAAAGATTTCATAAAAACGACAGAAGCTTTTGCCGGAGTTTCTTCAAAGACACTGGATGAGACTGTCGGGGGGGAACGGATCCGGGTTGTAGAAGTATTGGAACTTACGTCTTATTTATTGGTCGGTATGAATAATTCCTGGAGAGTAGAAATAGGCGGAAATATGTATGAGGTGATTTCAGTAGAGCCGGTAAAGAGAAGGTTTATGAAGGTCGTTATAAAACAGTTGTAGATGGATCAGATTCGCGTCAATGGTATAGAAGAAGCCGAACGGGTGCTGGATGAAATGATAAGGAATTATCCGAAACAAACTGTCGCTGCCGGGTTACGTGCCGCTGCAAAACCTTTTGTAAATCGGACAAAAGAAGCTGGACCTTCGCCGAAATTCAGTAAGCTGGCAGGGGTAAAGGTTTACACAAAAGGGAAGGAACCTTTAATGGCTGCCGGGCAATTCGGAGGCAGAACGAAACGGGTGTGGAAGACACTCAGCAGTTATATGTCAATGTACTATATCTCTTATTGGTTGAATCATGGGACATTGTCGAACCGGAGTGCTGCCTATCATTTTAAAAACGCCCGCAAGCCGGTTTCTGCAAATTGGAAAGGCGGTATCCGGGCAACCGATGATATGAAAAAGGCCTGGGAAGCTTCGAAAGCTCGGGTTATATCTGCTATTCCGGTAGAAATGCGGAAAGCGAGTGAACGTTTTATAAAGAGGATGCAATCTAAAACGGGGATAAAATGAAACAGGAGATCAGTACATTAATTTATGACACCTTAAAAGGAATTGTGGAAATTTATCCGGTGTTGGCTGATGTAGAAGATAGTAAAAATCTTCCGGTACCCTATGCCATTTATCAGTTGAAGGAATCGGGAAATAAGACAAAGGAAACGGTTAAGAAAGTGTATGATACCGGAATTTTTATTGTTACGGATACTTATGAGATTGCCTGGGAAATTATACATAAAGTGGAAGAGGCGATAAATCTGCTAGACCGTTCCAGTATCTGTGTTTCTGCCATTACAGGAGAAGTTAAGTATGATGGAGAGGACCGGCGTTATGTTGGTGAAATGAGTTTTACAATTAAAAAATTATAAGTTATGGGACAGAGTATTAATGGATATGACATTATTTTTCAGGCTGTAATCGGAGAGCAAAAAAAGCTGTTTGCCGGGACGAAATCGAACAACTTTAACCTGAATCCAAAGGTTAAAGAATCTATTACCAAAGAGGATAAAGGCACCTCTAATAAGAAAATAACCGGTTATGATACTGAATTTACCGTTGACGGGGTAATGGAAATAAATGAGGCGGAAGAGAAAACAAAACGGCTTGACCGCAACGATGTGATCGATTTGGTTATGGCCGGTGATCCGATTGAATTTGTGTATGGGAATCCGGCGCCGGGTAATACCGCTTACAAAGGGAAGATGGTGATAACCGGTTATTCGGAAAGTACCGATGCGGAAGGTGAGGCCACCTATTCCCTGAATTGCTCCGGAATCACAAAGCTGACCAAAGAAGAAATTACAGGGGTGTAAAGCTATGAAAGATTTTTTGAAAATAGGTGATTCAGAATATCGGGTTGAGGCAAACTGGAATGCTATAGCCGGTTTTTGCCGGAAAAAGGGAGTTTCTGATTTGTCTCAGCTTGATGTCTTGGTACATATCGCTATAGACGATATCTTACCTCTGATGCATTGTTGTATAAAAGAAGGCGAGCGGTTGGAAAAACGTAATTTTCCGATGTCGGAATCCGAATTGGGAAGTGTTGTCAATACAGCAGTAATGGGGCAATTTATGAGAATTTATGCAAGGCAGAGCCAGATGGAGGCGGATGGAGGGAGTGGAAAAAAAAAGTAAATGAAATAGTTTCCCTGGATTATTTTCTGGGTATTGCCTTGGGGGAATTGGATATGCAGGTGATGGAGTTTTGGGAAATGCGCCTTAAGGATTTTTTTCTGAAACTTCACTACTACAATGAGAAGAAACAGCGGGAATTGGAAGTATATGCCAATCTGCTCAGAATGCAGACAGTTTCCTTGATTAATGTTCAGTTAGATAAAAAATCAAGGATTACGGATCCTAAAAAATTTTGGTTATTTCCCTGGGAGATTGAAAGTGTTCAGGAAAGTGGTGTACAGGATATCGGGAATGTAATAAAATTAAGCAAATTGCTATGAGTGTTATTTCTAAGTTAAAGGTCTGGATTGGTTCCGATACCTCTGATTTGCAGAAAGGACTTAAAAAAAGTAAAAAGGAAGTTTCTGCTTTCGGGACGGGAATAAAAAAGCTGAAGGGGATGATAGCCGGGGCTTTTGCTGTAAGTAGCATTGTGTCATTTGCTAAAGAATGCCTGGGTTTAAATAAAGTTCAGGCAGAGGCAGAGAAAAAGTTAGGGGCGGTAATCAAGGCAACGGGGGCAGCTGCAGGCTTAACAGCCGATGAAATGAAAAAATATGCGTCGCAATTGCAGGATGTGACCAAATACGGCGATGAAGTGACTATAGATGCTATGGCCATTATGTCGACCTTTAAATCGATCAAGGGGGATGTATTTAAAGAGGCTATTGCTTCAGCTCAGGATATGGCGACGGTCTTGAATACCGATTTGAATGCAGCAGTCATGCAGATCGGTAAGGCTTTGGAATCGCCGGAAATTGGTCTGACAGCTTTGCGTCGTTCGGGTGTTTCTTTTTCCCAGGAACAGGTAAAACAAATCAAGCAACTGGTTGCCGAAGGGAAAAAGCAGGAAGCGCAGCTGATTATGTTAAAAGAACTCCAGAATGAATTTGGCGGAGCAGCCAAAGCTGCGGCTGGAGATGCCTATGGAGCTGCAACACAATTAAGTAATGCCTGGGGTGACTTGAAAGAGGTTATCGGTGCTGCTGTTACTCCTAGTGTGGAAAGTATAAATTCTCTTACAAATGCAACAAAAGAGGTTACTAATGTACTGAATGACGAGTCGATACCGGTATGGCGTAAGTGGTTGGGGATGTTAAGTCCTACACTGTCACGAGCTAATAAACTTCTAGCCGAACAGAATAGAATGATACGTGAGGATAATGAGGAAATTATAAAGGGTTTAAAGCTTTCGGAATTGTCTTTGAATGATTTATTGGGAATACAGAATGTATATAAGACTTTAAATAAGGAGCGTGGTGATAATCGCTATCAGCAGACTCTTAAGGCAATTTCTGATGAAATAGATAAAAGAGCTTCAGGAGTCAAAGCAGAGACAGAAGCACAAAAGAAAGCCCGTGAGGCAGCAGAGGAGAGGGCAAGACTGGAGGAAAAGAAAAGGCAGGCAATCCAGGATACGATAGACATGGAGGAAAAAACTTCCGGGGCTATCGGAGAAAAAATAAAGGCTTTACAAAATCTGAAATCTGCAACCGATATAACCGATCAGGCAAGTCTGGATTATTATAACAAAGAGATAGCCCGTCTGAATTTACTTATACAGAAAACGGACGAACTCAGCCGGAAACGGGTGCTCGATGCACAGAAAAAAATGGAAGGTGGCCCGATCAGCCAACCTGCTGTATTGTACGGGTTAGATGATGCTTTATTCGATATAAATGGTGAATTGCCGGTATTCGATGATCTGGCGCAATTGCCGGATAAATTAGAGCCTGTGCGGACCAAACTGCAGGAAATACAAAAAGACTGCATAGATGTGAGTGACGTTGTCAATGCAGCTTTTAACGATCTGGCGGTCGGGTTCGGCGAAAATATCGGTGAGCTTATAGCGGGATCCGGAGATTTGCAGGGTTTTGCCACACTCGTTGCCGGAACTTTTGCCGACATGGCCATAAATGTGGGAAAGACTGCGATATCGACGGGTATAGCCGTGAAAGGTATCCAGCTTGCATTGAAATCGCTAAATTGGGCTGCTGCCATTGCTGCCGGAGTTGCGCTAGTGGCTTTGGGTACTGCTGTAAAAAGCTCTTTGGGTAAGATTGCCGATGGAGGTAATGCTTCGGGAACATTTTCCGGGAATGCTTATAGCAATGAGGTGAATATCGGGAATACAAAAGATTATTCTTCCGGGATGGATTCCGGTAAAATTAATGTAATTGTAAGTGGTGAGTTGAAAGCAAAAGGCAGTAATCTGGTTGCTGCTATTAATTCTGAAAATATACGTAAAGGATTGACGACATGAGTTACGGTTTGAAATACAGGCTGTCGTTTGACAGCGTTTCGGGTACACCATGCGAGATAAATATTCTGGAGGCCGGTTATGAAGGGCCTGTAGAAAAACGGAACCTCGGCAGTGCCCCTGTTCTGAAAATGGATGATGGCGAGGCCGTGCGGGGTACCTCTCTGGAATTGAGCATAGAAACCTGTTTTGACGGCGATCTCCGGGAGTTTTACACGACGGACAGAAAGAAGTTCCGGGTAGAGGTGTACCGTTCGGGCGTATTGTTCTGGAGCGGACACATCCTTCCGGAGCTGTATTCGGAGCCTTACATTTCCGTTCCTTTCGATGTATCCGTTACGGTCTCCGACGGTCTGGGCTTACTGAAAAATATTCCTTTCGGTCTGAGCGGCAAGCGTTCCGTGTTTGATGTCATCAAATATTGCTGTGAGCAGACGGGACTGGTGCTTAACTATGTCTTTGCATCGAAACTACTTGCTACCGGTATGAGTGGTGTGGCGAGCGTGTACACCCAGGCGTTTGTAGACTGCAATGCATTTGACGATGCGGATTGCTATGAGGCCTTGGAGAAGGTACTGATCACTTTCGGATCCTATATCAAGCAGAAGGACTGCAAATGGCATGTGCTCCGGTATACGGACCAGGATACGGATCTGATGGAATATGATCCGTCGTGTAATTTTGCGGGCGGCTTCAGGCCTGTAATGAAAACACTGGGGGCTATCGGGGATGACACTTATCCTGTCGGGCAACTGGAATCTGAGATCGTCCCGGCCAGGAAGGATTTTACTATGGAACAGCCCTACGAGCTGTATCCGAGCCTTTTGAAAGACTATTGTTTTGCGGCGGTGGGAAGCTGGATACTTTCTCCCGGAGTACGGTTTATGCGTGTGGATGAAGAGACTTACTGTGAACTGAAACCGACAAAACTTCCCGAAAAACTCGAAGCCTACGTTATGCAGTCCATATCCGTAGAAGCCTGCAACCGGCCTTTCCGGATAGAGTTTCAGTTTTCGATATGTCTGATGTCAAACCGGGAGATCGGTTCGATCGACATGAGCACCGGCCGAAGTTTCCGGCTTGAGATTTTTATCACCGATTCCGGTGGCACCAGGCATTATCTGTCGGCTGAAGGCTGGGGGACAAAAGAGACATACATTGAAGTCCGCGGAGATGTACAGAACGGCAAACTCCGTATTACGGACGGAGTCAACTATGATTATATCCCTGCGAGTTTCGAAACGTTCAGAATCAATCTGGAGCGTATTCCCTATTCCGGAGAGATGGCTTTTCGCATTATAAATCCTTATAAGTATTATACGGTTCCCGGCACGCCTGCTTTTGACGATTACAACGATATGAACATTATCTGCCTTAAGGAGTTTGTATTCACCAGCGATGTCGACGGAAATCCGGACGTGAACGTTTTGCTGAACCCGGAAGCGTCGACGTCGGCCCCTTCGCTGAAGGTGGGTTTTGTGGATGCGCCGTTTACGGAGAACGCCCGGGGCATCTTCAAAAACATACTGATGACTTCCGGAGGTTTTACGTCGGAGTGGTATTGCCGGGGAAGCGGACTGGATTCTTTTGCCAATATCGCCCTGCAGGACATGTCGAGCCGTATCGGCGTGCCTTCGTTTTGCCTGCACGGGGTGATCCATGCGACGGATTTTGATCTGTTGTCTGACAAGTATTCCGGACGGAAACTTTATCTGAAGGAGTACAGCTACGACCTGATGGAAGAGGAGATCGACTGTACGTTGTGTGAGTTGTTGCCGTTCAATGCCGGTATTGACGGAGAGATTACGCAATCGCCGAGGAGTTCGAACAAGTCCAAGACTGAAACGAGGGCATCGGGCGAGACCGAATACCGGAGCTACGGCGGGACGATCAGTACCCCCAAGATGATCCGGGAGCTTGTTTCCATGCCGGATGACCAGCTGTCGGAGGGCTGCCTCCTGGAGGTAGACGACAGGATGTCCGTATCATCGAAGAAGGTGACAGTCGGGGGGCTTACGGATTTGTCATACAAGCGGGTGCTGCAGTCAGGTGTGTTCTGGACCAAGGAGGAGATGAATTGTACGGACGGCTATCTGGAGGTACAGGGAGAGAAAATAAAGGCCGGGGACAGTGATAAGTGGAATGCGCATGAATTTGATGATTTTTTGGATCAACCCGTCAGGAAGACAGACAGCGTACAATTCAAACAAGTAACAGCGGATAAAATAACAACTGATGAAATAATATCCGATAATTTTGTTTCCGGCATGATCGGAGGAAGTGGATGGTCCAACTATCTGGACGAGAACGGCAAGTCGGTTGCCGAGACGGACCGGGCTGTCTTTCGTGATGCACTTGTTGTTCCGCAGATTACCTACAACTGTATAGATGTCATATCCGGAGACAAGGCCAATACCTTCGCGTTCGGAACAATCAAGTCTGTAGATACAGCAAGCTGTACGGCCGAGCTCGACCTGCTCGACGGCCAGTCGGGAACTTTGAAGGTGAACGATATCTGCCGTGGTGTCTTCCACCACTTTTCAGGCGGGAACAACACCTCCGACGGTACAGACACGAACGGATTCCTCAGTTATGCAGGTTTCACTACCGTTTATTTCACCCCTTCCAGGATCCTGCTGGACGAGCCGGGAGCGATGAAGTTCAGGTATACCCTGCAGCCCGGGACAACAGCTCACCCGATGGCCGGCATGAACTTCTTCGCTTACGGTAACTTCACCGATCCGGACCGTCAGGCAATGACCTACGAGACGCGGTATTACACCCGAAGGCTTAAGTGTGTCGACACCTGGGTGATCGATCCGACGAGAAACATCTCGATGCAGGACGGGCTCCTGGAGGGATTGAGGATCGGCGGGATGGTGATGCACGGGTATGGCTCCTTCCTGGAAAACGCCTACCTGACGGGAGTCAATATTCAGTTCACTCCCTCCCAGGCAGAGGAAATGCGGGGCAAGTCTGCGTACAGCGTCTCCCTTTCTTCCCACGAGCGGGTGGTTAAACTGGACGACCAGGGCAACCTGTATTCCCTGCACGAGGAACTGAACGTTATCTCCGGGGACGGGAATGTCATCTCCGGAGACGAGAACGTGGTCACCACCATCCCCGTCCTTTCCACCCGCATACAGGCATTCAGGGGGGAAACGGAGCTGTTGTTCACCGACGCGGTAGACAAGGACAGATACGTCGTTGCCGTATCCGCTACAGGCTGCCATGCTTCCGTGTCGGCCGGTGTCCTTACCGTCACGGAGATAACCGACTATGAAAAATGTTACGTCGATCTTAAAATCAACTGCGAGGGGAACGCCGTGTTCGACAAGCGGTTCTCGGTGGTTGTTGTCCGTGACGGTGCCGACGGCAATCCCGGCGAGAACGCGGTCATGTACCGTCTCCAGCCTTCGGCCAGCGTGATCAGGAGAGACGCGGCAGGAAACAGCGACATCGCGTCCGTTTCCTGCCGTGTCATGAAAACGGACGGCACTTTAACGACTGTATCGTCCCTGCCCTGGGATTACCAGATGGCATACCATATCGACGGGGGTCGTGAGGTGCGCTACGTCCCGGAGAGAGAGATTCCCGTATCCGGTATATTGAAAAATATCCTCTTCCGCCTGTATCGCAATACCCAGTTTGTCACGATGGTGGACAGTGAAATGATTCCCGTGTTGACGGACGGGGAAGGAAGCATAACGGCGGACCTTGACGATGAGATGCAGTCGGTAGCCTGTGACAGCTCGGGAGCTGTCACTTCCGGCCTGCCTCTTACCGCCACCTTCCTGATGTATTACGGAACAACCGTCCTTGCGCTGGACTCTCTCGCTTCAGGAAGTGTACCGGGCGTCACCGCTTCGGCCAGCAAATCCACGGGAACAATAACCGTCACCGCCATCGGTGTTTCGGCAGCCGACACGTTCCGCATTCCCGTCACGGGCAAAGCGACACACAATGGGGTGCAATACAAACGCACTGTATATCTGACAATCAACAAGATACGGCGTGGAGCCGACGGTGCCCGCACGGAGATCCGTTACCGCTACGCTTTCAGCAAGCCGGCAGCTCCTTCGGGTCTGAATCCGGCAGGATGGTTCCCGTCCCCCGAACCGAAGGAGCTGATATCCATCCGGCATACCGGCGACTTCGCGCTCGCGGACAACATGTACGTTTCCCCTGTTCCGGCTGCCGATTCCGCCACCTATAAGTCACGCGTCACTTTCACCACTTCCTGCGACAACCAGGTAATCGACCTGCTTCTTACCGTCTCTTCCGAGGCGGGCCGGGATTTCGGTATGGTCTGCCCGGTCGACGCAGGCTATACGGCTGACGGGCCGTTTCTCTGGAGGGAGTCAGGTGATGCCCAGACAGTGTTAAACCTGGTCGTTCCCACTGCCGGCTCACACTTTATCGATATTGTTTACAGAAAGGATGCTATGGGGAAAGCCGGCGGGGACTTTCTGAAATACCGGGTTATTCACCCGCATACCTGCTGGCTGTCTACCGTCGTCATCGATCCCCGCACAAACGATATACCCGAGTGGAGCGCTCCTGTCCTGTTCCCGACGGACACTCCGGGGAACGAGCAGGTATACCTGCTGGCAAAATCACACATCGCGGCGGACCTCCCCGCGTCCGATCCCTACACGGACGAGTATATCGGCGAAGCTCCCGCCTACGACAACACGAAAACATACGTCAGGGGAAATATCGTCAGATATAACGGGTCCTGCAAGGTGTGCCTGAGCAGCTGCACGGGAATCACTCCGGACATGACACCGAACTGGGAACCCGTCGGCTGGTGGACGGACGATCCCACGGGTGTCGGCGAAGCGTTCCCTTACGAGTACCAGTGCTCGCGCAGGTTCACGGACGGCAAATGGGGCGACTACGGGAACAGGATCCTGTTCATGCACTTCGGCAAGGACGGCGAAGTGCCGGCGGTGATGCAGCTGGTGC